GCAATGCGAAGGTTCTTTTGTGCCTTAGAGGATACTTCAGAAAGAATCGGTGTATTGTCAGTGGCGAATCGTTTCGTAACTTCTGACTGTTCGCTTTCTTTCTTTAAACGTTCCAGATAAGCGGAGAATCCTGTTTTTCTGTTCTCCATAAATACAATCTGACCGTCAATTCGGGCAATCTCATAAAAACCGAGATCACCAAAAAACTTGGCGGAATTGCATTTTGTATAGAGAAAAAGATGTGTATTACCACGCTCGAACTGTACGCTGATCAAGTGAGTTACAATCTGATTCATCAGTCCTTCTCCCTGATGCGCGTTGCTGACTGCCATACAGCGGAGTGTGTTGCCAAAACAGCTTCCGGTAGCGATGATGTTCATCTCATCATCATACATACCGCAGGTGTAGTCAAGATTTGCATCTCGGCGGATACCTTC